GTTCCAAGCAAGCTTGTGTTAAGTCGCGTTGTCGATGCTGTCGCAACCTCGGTGGCGGCTGTCATCGAGTACGTGGCTGCTGTCGCGACCTCGGTCGTGGCGGTGGCAGCAGCTGTTCTAGCAGCGAGGAAGGTCTGGATTGTGGCGAGACTTTTTTTAGCCGCGGTGGTGGCGACGACAGCCTTGTGCATGAGCGTCATAGCGCCGAAAGAATAAAGGAGAATCGGAGTGAGGGGGCCAAGGGCATTAGCAATACTCAATATCCCATCAACAAAGCCATGCAATCCCTGGACTACCGGCAGCAGACTAACGCCAAAAGACATCATAAGTTCTGACCACTTCTTTGTTATGTCTGCATTTCGTTTTGCTTGCTCTTCTATATCTTTTTGAGTTGCGTTATACGCCTGGAAATCTGCATTAGTCCCTCCGAAGAGTTTTGCTGCCACGGTCATATCACTGATGCCGGCGGCGCTAGCAATTGCTTGCCTTTCAAATCTATGCATCGAAGACCATGATTTGCCAGAAAGACTGATACTCTCGCGGAGGGTTTTAACCCTCTCGGCCTCGGACATATTTAGCATGTCAATAGAATTCAGGTATGGCCCGCCCAATAGCGCGTTCAATCTGCCAACTGCAGTGCCGGCGCCTTCAAACGTGTCAAACTGCTTCGCGAGGCCCAACAGTGTTTGTACGGAAAGGCCGGTGTTCTTTGCCTGCTTCTCTAGATCACTAAAGACACCGATCATTTGTGGGCCGTATTTTGCCAACTCAGCTGATGCTGCGTTGAAGTCTTTGAATATTATGTCAGGCGGGATTGAAAGTGACTTAGCCAATCCAAATAATTCCTCGGAGGTCTTTTTAAGCTGGGGGACATTCATTTTCATCCCCTTTGTTAGTAAGTTGAAAGCCTCTGCTGTGCTAGCTGCACTGACTCCCGCCTGATCCATCAAAGAAGTGAGGCCGGTTAGTTCCTGCCTCTCAGTGTCGGTCATCATTGTGAACTGCGCCATCTGTGTTACAAGAGCGGTGGCGGCTTGTGTGTTCTGCTCTAAACTTACTGCGAACTTTCTATTTGCCAGATAGGCCTGATTGATCGTTGATACATAGTCGCGGCCTAGGCCAGTAGTTTTCATAAACTGGGCACCCAGTTTATCTTGCGCGAACATGAGAGCGAGTGTCGACTCCTGCACTTTCATCATGGTTGAGCCAGCAATATCTGCCGGATTCAGAGCTGCGCGGAGGCCCTTCCCGAATTGCTTTATACCTCCCTCGGCTTTGGTGATCGACCCTAGTACCGTGTCTTCCCATGCATTGCTTACGCCTAAGGTGGTCTTAACTAGTCTGTCTGTGGCTACGTTCAGACTCTTTGAGGCTTTTTCTTGGTCTGATATCGCTTTTACTGCGGATCTTAAATCCTCTAATCTTTTACGATCTTCATCGTTGATCTCGCCTTTTAGGGTCAACTCCCTTTCTAAATCCAGAAGCAGGGTGTTGGCCAGCTGGGACTCCTTGTTGCGAAGAGCCAAGTTGTTCTCGATTAAACCAACTGTAGAGGCGGCTATGTCTTTTGACTGTTTTAGAAACTCTACTTGGCGGGCTAGTTCGTCGGCGGTGGAGGAGGTCGCCTCCTTGAACACCTTTGCTAGCTTTTCTATCTCAGTTAAGCTCTCTTTTACACCCTCGGTAGACTTCGCTTGAGCCTCCCATGGTGATACTTCCTCTGTTTCGTCTGCCATGAGTTATCGCCTAGGTGAAGGGCCACTTCAGACTAGTTTCACGCTCAAAATTGGCTACTGCTTTCTCTAGGCTATGTCGAGAGTTAAACGTCCTGGGGTCGTTTAGGCCATACTTCTTGAAGGCCTCCATGTATCTTTTCTCTTTACCCAGAGCGTCGCCAAAAGAAGCCACCTGCGCAGGGGTGCCCTTAACAGTTAGTGGTATGCTAGTGTTCGTGAACATTCTGGATAGAATCGTCTCTACCGCTCCGCCGAACATCGTAAGCCAGCTTTCATTAAGTTGATCTGTATTCGCGGTGTTAAGATTGATGACTAGTGGTGCTATCTTGTCCATAATATATACTTACCCTGGTTGTCTATATTAAATAGTAGGGGAACGAAATAACAGCAGTAGAAACAGCTAGGCCCCATATTTGTTAGCTATAGAAGGCGGAGGTCCCATGCCCGGGCCCAATTGCTGGCTCTTGGACTTACCACCTTGTGCAGATTCCATTTGTTCTGCTTCGTCTGTCTTTTGTTTTATTAACCTTTCGACAAACCACACGCGGAGGCCGATTGGGAGACTGTATGCCTCTGTAAAACTCCAACCACCATGATATTTAAGAACAAAGAATTGCTCATAAACATCTTTCATGTAGTTATCGTTGAGGCCAAAAAAAGTCGGTTGTAATGGGAAACGTGATGTTGTCTTCGTAGCCACATTCGCTACAGACGTACTCACTTTCCATTGTAATATTTGGTGTAATCTCGTTATAAACTTCTCGTAGGTGCCTTGTGTCCATTAAAGTCATGGTGTCTACGAATGCCTGAACTACAGATGGCTCTTTATGTCCATTGACAGAGACAACCATCTGCTTAAATTGATCAGTAATCATATGATCCTGCTGCTTCTTCTTTCTGCGGCGCTCTGATAGTTGAATGAGATCGTGCTCGTCACGGCCAGTGAGCAGGCGAAGCTCTAAGGTTACCCCTGACTTGGGAAGAGTACAATTGAATGTTCCTCTTTCAGTCACAGTGACATCGCCAAGAGTTGTTGTTTCTTCATCTAGACCGTTGGTCGTTGTGCAGTCTTCTAGGTCGTATGTTTTCTTCTCTGTTGATGAGCAAGAGGGGCAAGCAATTGTTGTCTCATAATCTGCGCCGTAGCCAGATGCTCTTGCTGCAATTAAAATTGCATTCTTGTCGCCGGAAAGGAGGTCTTCGACACGAATCTTCTTATTAACTAAGATGTTCTGAATCATTCTGTCTAGTGCTATGCCCTTTTGAAGTAAGCTCTTAGAAGTAAGAACATCTTCTTCCTTGGCTGTCATAAACTTAATCTCGACATCAGATTGATTATGTAGTGGGTGGCTCGTAGGGTAGAACTGGCCCTGGCTCGGGAGATTTACAAACTCTGTGGGTACCACAAAGTTGAGAGAGCTGGTGTTTGAATCTTCTTCAGTTAGTTCTAAAGGGGGATCGGCGTCAGGATTCGGGGCGCCGAAGCGATCTTCATTGTTTCTTACGGACATAGTAACCTCTTTCTTTAATCATTATATTGTATATGGAGTTTTTGTTTAAGTTTTTTTCAAACTTTGTTATTTTGTTTCTGAGTAGTTACCGGTTATTGAGGGCGCGACTGCGGTGAACGCGGGATGCGGCCTGACCTCCTATATCTGGACTGTAATCGGCAGTGCTATATTTTATTGTCATTGTGACTGTCTGCAGATCTTCTGTGGTATAATCCAGTGTAGAATACTTTATGTTCTCAAGTACACAGTCGTCTAGTTTCCACTTACCGAGTTTGTTCCCTGAGCCATCTAGTTCTTGGATTGTCATGGCGGGGAACTTCTTTGCGCGGAGTTCTCCACTCTTTAAGTTAGAGATGACTTTATCGAAGTCCTGCTCTGCATCAACAATGAATGTTACTGTTATTGGTTCCCACTTGAAATGTCCGGTGGCCCAATAAGACACCTTACCGTCGCGGCCAGTGGCTTCGTCAACATGCGTTGTGAAACTTGGCTTATCCACAGACTGTACAAGGAACCTCTTATCTTTGCCATCAAGGTCCAAGAGTAATAAGAATCGATGCGATCTCTTTGGTACAGCCAGCGTCGGGTTGCTCCAAAATGACATAAGACGCCTCTAATTAATCGTTGTAGACAGCCCAGTCGTAGCGGAAAGTCAGATCAAGAGTTAACATGTCTTCAGAACCGTAGTCTAGAGTAGAGAAGGAAACGTCCTTAATCCAAGCGTTCTTCATGGACCAGCGGCCAAGTTCTACGCCAGCACCATCAAGTTCTTTAATGATAACATTCGGAGTTGCACCGACTGCATCGATCTTGTTAATGGTGCGCGCGTTCATGACGCCATCGCCTTGAGCTACGTCGTCTGGGACGACCCAGCCGGAGCGCCGGAGGATGTCCATCAAGGATGCATCTAGATCGGGAGAAGCACTATTAACCAAGGAAACTTTCACTTCATTCCAAGTAACGGATCCTGGGTAGTAGTAGGTCTGTCCCAAGAACTTATGTTCTGTTTCACCAACCGAGAATGCCGGCTTATCAACCGTTCTCGCTAGAAACTCAACAGAGTTGCCAACTCCTAAATCGAATTGAACCAAAAAGCGATGTGAACGCTTCGGCTCGGCTGCTGCATTACTCCAAAATGTCATAGTCTAAAAACTCCCGTGTCTATCTTATATAGTAGCATGGCCTTAAAAAGTCATGCTCCTTTTGCTAATCATCAAAAGATGCACCAGAGCGAGTAATCACGAAGTCTAGTGCAATGAATTCGATGGCGCGCGTTGGCTTCAAGAGAATCTTAGCATATAGTACGTTTCGGTCTACTAAATCTGGCGTTGTGGTCGATGTATCAAGAACCACTCGGAACTCAGCGAGACCAAAGCGACTCTTAACGTCTCTTAGGAACGGCTCAACCTGACCAATGAATCTATTCCATGTAACATCTGTGTTAGCATCGAAAAGAACCTGAGTTGAGATTCTTGAAATCCTCTTCTTGAGGAAGATCATGAGACGACGTACGTTAATTCTGTCTAGTGCGGACGGTGTTGCCTGTAGGGTCTTCTGACCGAACACTACAATACCTTCTGCTGGGAAGCTAGCAATTGGGTTAACGTTTACTCCGTAAAGATTATCCCTGTCCTTGCTCGTAAGCTTCTCGACAACATTAACTACTGGTAGGCCAGCAGCGCCCTGTGATAGACCGCCGCGGTTGAAACCAGCTGGTGCAAACCAAAGCTCAGAATTTCTTTCAGAGTTTGCGTATACACCTAGTGCAACTACAGACGGCGGGACCCAGACTCGCGTTGAGTTTAGTGGATCCTGAACCTGTACCCATGGGTAGTAAGCTGCAGCATAGCTTGAGTTGAACGCTCTGTTCTTAACGTTCTGTACAGTCGTTCCAACATCGCCTGAGCGGGCCTGGAACGTGTCTGTGTTCTCGTATGAGGATGTGTATCCACCTTCTAGGTCGATAACGGCAAGAGTGTCAGCTCTTTCCTCTGCGATTCGAATTATGTGGTCGGTGAGACCGCTCTGTGTGATACCCGGTGCAGTTAACAGATTAATGTCTGCTAACTCAGGATCGGCCACTGTATCGACTGCGCGCTTAACAGAGTAGTACATAGCATCGTTCATCTCTGTAGATGTTGATGACCACTGGCTGTTTCTGAGCGGGTCTTTCTCTGTAATATCTAATCCGTCGTAGCCGCCGAAGAATGGTACAGTAAATCGGTCGAAGCCGCGGTCAAGTACTTCTGTATATGAAGAACTAGCTGCTGTCATCGATGTACCGGCTTTCCGGCCACCGCCTTCGTGTGCGGTAACAATATCTTCTCTATTAGATCCACTGTAGAAAGCGCTTCGTCGATCTGAGTTGTATACCAAGTTGTCCATGGAGAAGCCTGGGCCGCGCTCTAGGGCGTTAACGCCAGTTGGGTTCGTCCTGTTTCCGGAGAAACCTGCAGGTACCATTCTAACAACATCTCTGATACTTTCATCAAAAAGGGTGGAAGTCTGAGATCTTGCGTTGTGGTATCCGAAGTATGCATCGCGGCCGTCGCGTACACCACCGTCAGTGCCGGAGTGTCGCAAAGGAATTGATGGAAATAAGATACTCGCTGTGGCCGGTGACGAAGTGCCCCTTCCAGGGAAGACGGCAAACCGCGGCGAGTTGATCCCTTTGGCTGCTAACAAGTCAGAACTAGCAGAGTTATGAATTGCTGCATCGCGTGCAGCGTCGGCATTGCCGAGTACGAAAATTTCGTCTGTGGCGGCGCCGGCGCTTGCGCCTATGCCCTTCCCGAACGCTTTGGCTAGCACAGAAGAAGAAGAGATTCTAAAGTCAGAGTATTTAACAATACCCTTGAATCCGAATGGGAGGTACCTTGGGTCCGTCGCACCAGCGGCAACATCTCTATTAACGCTTACTCTAATGTACTTAGACTGGTTATCGAACTCGCCATACTCTCTGTTTCTTCTGTCCGTCTCATCCCAAGAGATGTAACGATCTCCGATGCGGGTAGCAACGTAGTTTGGAGCGTTGGGGTTCAACGTTAGGTTGTTGAACTGCTCAATGATCTGCGGGCGGGCATCACTATCTTCGATCTTTCTAATCTGAAGGCCGAACGTGCCATAGGGATCGTAATCAGGCGCCTGGGACTGTTGAACATCGACAACTGAAACCTTGAGGTTACTCTGTGTCCACTCTGCGTCATCGAGGGCAACACATGTGAATAATTCCTGCTGATTGTTAATCTTAAAGGAGCCCGAGTCTGTTGTAAGATCCTGACCAATAATTGGTGGGGTTTCTGGCAACTGGTATCCGATTCGGAAGTCACCGGCAGATGTTGCACCAGCTGAACCAGAGCCCAATCCGAGAATAACACCGTAGTTTGTACCGGAGGCTACGTTGTCATTAACGTGCCTTTCGAATGTCTCACCTAACCAATATGATTCAGCTGTTCCAGCTGTAATTGTGCTGTTGGTCAACTGCGGATTTGTGTTAAAGACTTTTCTAATGTATTTGCTTGAGCCTCGGTCGAAATTGAATGAAGTATCAACTGCTACGGAGCCTGCATCTTTAATAACAACTTTGAAAGTGTTAGAGGTATCCTGAGAATTAAAGAACACACCGTTTGAAGATGTAGAAATCATCGTGGATCCGTCGTGGGAGAGGGTACCACTTAGAGCGATCTTTGCGCCGCTCTTAAGGTACCACACTGCTGCGAGGGCACCACTAACGGTTGTGCCGGCGGAAGCAGAGCCAATAATGAACAGTCCGTATACGCCGCCAGAACCAGTGCCGGTAGTTCTTGGAACGTGCCAGCCGGCTTTAGCAGACTTAGCTGAAGTGGACGCATGCTGTGCACCCAATACTCTAACAACCGTCACTGGGGCACTGTTTCTCAGGTATGCCTGTGCGGCGTATGATGCATATGTTGGGGCAGAAAGATTTCCATCTCTCCAAACGTCGCCAGCCTTGTTGCCAGCAACCGGTTCACCGAATGTGTCAACGAACTCGGAAAACGAGCTGACGGTGGTTGGTCTTAATGCGGGGCCTCTTAACGTACGGCCAATAATTGCGGGGCCACCATCTGCGCGGGCGGCGGGAATTTGCGATTGGTCTATCTCCTCAATGAAGATGCCTGGGGACACAAACCTAAATCTATCTACAGACATTATCGAACACTCCTTATGTTTCTAATCTTAAGCCTTAAAGTAGCTTTTATTCTCTATTAAATAGTGATTCAAAGATTCAAAATCCATCTATTCTTTATAAAAGCCTCTTTTATCGATATGTTCTGGAATGTCTCCGTATATAACCCTCTCTCTGGGTATTTTAACGTCAACCGCGTTCTCTCTTACAACTATTTTTGGAGAGTCCTGATTGGGCCCATCTCCGATGAGATATCCTAGTACTTCTATCTTGACAACCGTTTCATAATTTCTCTGTTCCATGCTCACAGAGGAGATGTTGCTATTGTTGGCGAAGCTGCCATCGATAAATGCCTCAAATTTATGGCCATCTCGACTAAGACGAACGGGCATCCTGTTCTGGCCACCCTGGCGGATCAACTTCGTTATAAAATCATTCATCTGCTGTTGATATTCGGCTCTCAGGCTTATCTCATAATCTACAGAAACCCACACTGGGAGTGGAATAGAGACGGTCTGATACACAGTCTTACCGCGCGTAATGCCCGGGTAGTATCTCTGGCCATGGCCGGTGGTGTGCGTCTTCCTAGCGCGTTGTGCAGCTTGGAAGTTTGATGTTTTTTCTTGGTTGATCTTCCTAGCGATTGTGATTGTACCGCCGCGTTCATCGTTTGCTGGTATAATGTTCGAATATGGAATCGCTCTCTTGTTCGGATCTTTTATAACTGCTTTTCTTTCTATGGATATCAGGGGGAGAATCAACGTCTCTTCCTTGTCTCTAACTTCTTTGTTATTTTTAATCTGATATGCTCGTTCGGGAGTAACCCAGATAACCGGGGTCTTTACAAAACCCTTGTTTGTAGATGTGTGTAAGTCTAGGCCATCGTTGATATAGTCAAACACAGAATAATCAATCGTTTCCAAAGTCGATGGCATTAAAACAATCTCTTCGATTATTGAAGTGTCTTCAACTCCAGTATGCGAATTTGGATCTTTTTTCTTACTTGGCATCGAATGTCCCCTGGCGCGCTCTTATACACTCTGCGCTAACCTGAAATTTGTGATCCACTTGACCAAAGTAGAATCTTTGATCATTGTAAAGTTTTACTACTTCATAATGGTATTCGCCATACTGTACGAAATCTCCCACCCGAACATGTAGATCTTGATCCTCTGTCAACCTTCTTCGGTGGAAGTGGACATTGATCTTGCTCTGGTATTCATAGCCGTATTTAACATTTGTCTGAGTTGTTTCCATTTCAACGTATGCGTAGACTCGGACGGGCGGCAAGAAGTTTTTCTTTATAGCTTCGCCGTACAGAGGGTGGAAGTTTGTATTCTCTTTACTTATTGGAAAATACAAGACTTGTTGCCCAACGACGCGTTCAGCCAATTCATCGTTGACTTGTTTGACCAGATCTCGCTCCTTCTTTCCAAAAAACATTGGAGGAGGGGGCGCATCCGGCTGTTTCCATTTATCTTTTTCGTCGGCCATTTAATTAACCCACGTATATGCCAGTTGGAATCTTCTTGAAAACGCCTTCGGTGCTGTCGGCAATGGAATTGTTTGTTTCTGATATCTTGCTGTATGTAAGCTCATCAAGTGTCGTTTTAAGCTCGTCTCTCAAAGCGTCTTGTTCGGCCTTCGCTTGACCTAGAAGGTCAGCTGCGTTGAGCGTGACACTCTCTCCTGGGATTGGAACTGTAGAGAATTTGCCGCGAACTTGTCCAAGCATCTCTTTCGTCAAAGCTAAAGCGAATCTCCTGATCCACTGCTTACCAATTGAATTAATTTTATCATATGGCAAGTTCTGGAACGGGAGAGTGTTCATGTTATTAACACCGTCGACTCCACCCTTCCTGTCCTCATCCTCCGTCCACACATCCGATGCAACGGTATATTCAACCCAGAATTGGGTGGGACTCGTGCCGTCTGGAATGGGGAACAGTCTTAACTTATTGTTTTTTATCTCATATGAATAATGAGATGTCCTAGTCCATATGGCGTCTTCGTATGCGGTGGCCTGAAGTTTGTTCTGCCACACTGGAACAATCTCAAAGGTGGAATCATCGGCATATTGCCCGTAAGTTCTCATATTGCCGACAACGTGGAAGCCGCCATAGTATCCATAAAACCTCCACATCGCTCTGGACGTTTTGTAGAAAACCTTTCTAATTGTAACTCTCTTGTTCCCAACTCTAGTTTTATTGCTAGCAGAGAGTAATTGTTGTAAATCGTAATCCTGCTGATTGCCAGAAGTGGTAAACGATCCAGAGTATATATTCTCAGAACCACCTATGCCAACGTCTGTACCTACCCGGTCTCCGACTCGGTGCTGATATGCATAATCGAACTTTGGAAACTTCAATTCGGCGCGAGAGCCGGCTAGGCTGGAAGATAAATCTCCAGAAAGAAGATTCCCCTTGTGGTCAAATGATCCTGTAGAGTTGCCCAAAGCGGAGGGCAGGGCGTTCTTGCTTTGATGAATGTTTACTAAATAAGAATATTCTAACACCGCTTCTTCGTATGCGGCGTACACGTTGCCCTCAGTCAGCTCAATATCTAGGATGTTCCCACCAAGCTTCTTATAAGTATATGCCACCTGATCGCTAGCACCTGACAAAAAGTCTACTGATCCTGTATAGATAGCGAATGGACACTCGGCAGCGACTTTAAAAGCCGATCCGGTGGCCGACAAAACTATAGTGCTAGTTTTCTGTTTTGGTGAAAGTTTTATTTCTGACATTGATGGGCCCTCTAGAATTAAGTAGTGTTCCCACTACAAAAAAGAATGCCCCGCCTCAAAGAGACGGGGCATTACTCAATTTATTTGCAGAGCTTGTTATACCAAGTCAGCAACAACTACTAGACCATACATGTCTGGACGAACCATTTGCTTGGCGTAGCGAGTCATCACGCCCTTGCGAGGCACGAAGTCTTCAACACCAAAGATGGTAGGTGTAGTCTGTAGTGGTACGTACGGAGCGTAGACATAGCCACTCTCCAAGAAGGAACCACCACGACGACCGACGAGTACGATTGAACGTGGGAAGTAAGGATCGACAAAAACGTCCCACTTCTTGCTCAAGTTACCAACGCGGACAGCGCCGACATCACCACGATCAGAATCGCCTGTGACGTTTGCACGGAAACCAGCTGTGAACTCAAGAATGTTGGCAACTTCAGGTCCGCAGACGATGAAGTTAGCGCCACCACGAAGGGTCTTGCGGTGAATCTGAGCGGAAACATCATTGATTGTTTCAATGAGTGTTTCGTACCATTCACTTACGTTACCGGTGAAGTCTGGAGTTGCTGTGTTAGCACCAATCTCTAGACCAGTCAGGCGGTTAACGAAACGACCAGCAGCGCGGCTCCAGTAGCGGATACCAGCTGTCTGACCATTTACCAAGTCGGCAAGAATCTCACGGTCGATCTCAAGAGCGATCTGCTCGGAAAGAATGCTTGTAAGCTCAACTTCAGCGTCGAGGTTATGGTAAGCGTTCAAGTCCTGGCCAAGCTCTGGGGACCACTTGGCCTTGAGCTTCTTAGTCACTGCGGTTACAGCGATGGAATCAATCTTGATGTCGATCTCTGGGATCTTGGATTCGCCTTCAAGTGCCCACTCGGTCTGACCCTTGATAGAACCAATTGCTCCACCATTTGTCATGTTGTCCATCTCTGGGAAGGAGAAGCGAACGCCTCTGCCTGCGTCAGCAGCGCCACCGTGAGCAGCACCACCAGCAGCGTTAATAGAACCTGTGAGGGTCTTAACAGTAACGCCAGAGTTACCCTGGACGACGAAGAGGATGTGGTTTCGAGCCTGTCCGCCCGCTGCAGAACCAGAGAACTGGGTCAAGCGGCGTACGAGGGAGCCGGAAATCAAACCTGTGTTGCGCATCGAGATTGCCGGCAGGTTGTTTAAGCTCGGGAGCGTGCCGTTGTTGCCTGTAAGTGCAGACTTTGCAATCTTGATAACTGCGATTGTAGAAGAGCCAGAAGTTAAGTCAGCGTCGAAACGGCAAACTCGGTCGAGGTCTTCGTTGTTACCACCGAAAGTACCAGCGATAATAACGTCTTCGCCGGCGGTACCAAGGCCAGCATCAAGCTGGAAAGTACCG